ATGAAACTGATTAGAGAAGAAATTTCAGACGCTAACTTTCTTGTAGAAGAGAAGGGTGGCGCAAAACAATATTTCATTGAGGGCGTATTCATGCAGTCCGACCTCAAGAATAGAAACGGTCGTATGTATCCTAAGTCAGTTATGGAAACTGAAGTAAAAAGATACACAAAAGAAAATATAGACCGAAAACGTGCGTTTGGTGAGTTGGGACATCCTGATGGTCCAACAATCAATCTTGAAAGAGTATCGCACATGATTACAGAATTATCAATGGATGGTTCTAATGTCATGGGTAGAGCAAAGATTATGGATACTCCATATGGTAAGATTGTTAAAAATTTGATGGATGAAGGCGCTACATTGGGGGTATCCTCTAGAGGCATGGGTTCGCTTAAAGCGGGTCGTTCAGGTGTCCAAGAGGTGCAAGGTGACTTTTATCTTGCAACCGCCGCCGACATTGTTGCAGACCCATCTGCACCTGATGCTTTCGTAAGTGGCATCATGGAAGGTAAAGAGTGGGTGTGGGATAATGGCATCATCAAAGAAGTGAATATCGAAAGATATAAGCAAGAAATTCAGAATGCATCTATGCGTAAATTAGATGAAGCAAAATTGCAAGCATTCGAAAATTTCTTGTCAAAACTTTAAACAACAATTATAAATAATAGACAAACAAATAGGAGATATCCAAATGTCAGTAGAAGATAAAATTAAGGAACTGTTAGAAGCATCAATTGCTGAAGCGGCACCTAAAGGCGCAGAAGACTTAGGTCCTGCTGTAACTGATCCAGAAACAAAGTCTGGTCCAGACGCCGGTAAGAAACAGAAAAAAGCATCTGCTCCAGGTGGAGAAAAACCACAAGAGAAAATGCAGAAAGTCAAAGAAGACGAAGATGCAGATGAAGATGTAATTGCAGAAGAAGAAGTCACTGAAGGCGAACTTCCTCCTGCCCTCAAGAAAGCAATCGCTAAGAAAAAAGGCGAGAAAGTTGATGAGGAAGAGGACGAAGATGAAGACGAAGATGACGAAGAAGAAATGAAAGAGTCCAAGAAAGTAGTCGCTAAAGAAGAAGACGATGAAGATGAGGACGAAGATGAAGACGAAGATGAAGATGAAGTCGAAGAAATGGCACATGGTAAGAAGAAGTTAAAAGCATCATACAAATCCGAAGATTTGGATATTGCTGATGACATGTCTGCCCTTGCTGAAGCAATTTCACTTGACGAAGATACTCAAGCAAAAGCAAAGACTATCTTTGAAGCGGCAGTTCTTTCTAAAGTTAATGGTGCGGTTGCAGATATCAATGAAACATTTGCTGTTGCATTGGAAGAAGAAGTTGCTAAAATTCAAGAAGATTTGACAGAGAAAGTTGACACTTATCTTTCATATGTTGTTGAGCAGTGGGCATCTGATAATGAACTCGCAGTTGAGCGTGGTCTTAAATCAGAAATCACTGAAGATTTCATCGTTTCATTGAAGAAAGTATTCGAAGAGCATTACATTGATGTTCCAGAAGACAAATATGACGTAATGGCAGAACAGCAATCAAAAATCGAAGCACTTGAGACTAAACTCAATGAGCAAATCCAAAAGAATGCTGAAACTGCAAAAATCGTCAACGAAGCAAAGAAGCAAATTGCTATCGAAAATGCTACTAAAGACTTAACTGACACTCAAAAAGAGAAGTTTGCTGGTCTAGTAGAAAGCGTACAGTTCGACACTGAAGAACAGTACAAAGAAGAATTGGGAACACTTATTGAGAGTTACTTCCCAAAAGTTGCCAAAACTATCGAAGAGGACGCGGTTGCTGTTGAAGAGATTTCTGAATCAGTCAATCTAACCGGTGAGATGAAAGACTATGTTTCTGCAATCTCCAGAACATTTAAGGCAAAGTAATAGTATAAATAATACTGTTACATTTATTTAAAGTAAAAACAAGGAGATATAAAAATGTTTTTAACAGAAAACCTTCAGCAGAAGTGGGGTCCTGTTCTTGAGCATCCTGATATGCCTAGCATTCAGGATTCATACAAGAAGGCAGTCACAACTGTAATTCTTGAGAACCAAGAAAAAGCAATGAAAGAGGAGCATGGGATGCTCCACGAAGCGTCACCTGCCAACGCCGCTGGCGCTATGCCAGACAGTGGTGGGGTTGCTAAGTTTGACCCAATCCTGATTTCGCTTGTTCGTAGAGCAATGCCTAATCTTATCGCATACGACATTTGTGGTGTGCAACCTATGACTGCTCCAACTGGTCTTATCTTTGCAATGAAGTCTACTTACAGCACCCAAGGTGGTACTGAAGCACTCTTCAACGAAGCAGACACAGACTTCTCTGGTGTTGGTACTCACGCTGGTTCAAATCCAGTTGATGGTACTCATACATCTGGTACTGGTGCTGCAACTGCCGATGGCGAAGCACTTGGTGATGGCGCTGTCTCAATGGGTAACTCTGGTCAGTTCAACGAAATGGCATTCTCAATTGAGAAGACTACCGTTACTGCTAAGACCCGCGCATTGAAAGCAGAATACACTCTTGAACTTGCACAAGATTTGAAAGCAGTTCACGGTCTTGACGCTGAAACAGAATTAGCAAACATCTTGTCTGCAGAAATTCTTGCTGAAATCAACCGCGAAGTAGTTCGTACAGTGTACACATCTGCTAAAGCAGGCGCACAAGCAGGCGCAGTAGCATCTGCTGGTACTTTTGACTTAGACGTTGACAGTAACGGTCGTTGGTCAGTTGAGCGTTTCAAGGGACTTCTGTTCCAAATCGAGCGCGATGCTAATACAATCGCACAAGACACTCGCCGTGGTAAGGGTAACTTCATCATCACTTCAAGTGATGTTGCATCTGCTCTGTCAATGGCAGGCGTTCTTGATTACGCACCTGCACTTCAAACTGGTCTCCAGGTTGATGACGCTGGTAACACCTTTGCTGGTGTGCTTAACGGTAAGATTAAAGTCTACGTTGATCCATACTCAAGCAACAACTCTGATGCTTCACAGTTCTACTGTGTAGGTTATAAGGGTACTTCAGCATATGATGCTGGTCTGTTCTATTGCCCATACGTTCCGTTACAAATGGTTCGTGCAGTTGGTGAGAATACATTCCAACCTAAGATTGGTTTCAAGACACGCTACGGTATTGTCTCAAATCCATTCACATCTATCAGTGCTGATAGCAACGCTTACTACAGACTTACTAAAGTTACTAACCTTATGTAAGATTGCTGTAAAGCAAAAAACGAGAAAAGGGTCCTTCGGGACCCTTTTTTTTATTATAAATTCATGATAATACTTAGTCAATTTATCACTCTAATCTTATAAGTAATAGTATGCATTTTGCATAATTGTCGTTCATCTCAAATGAGACGGAAGTAGGTAATATAACCGAAGGAACGCACTCTACTTTAACGAGGAGGGTGTCATGCTTTGGACGCAGTATCGCCGACAGAAAGACCTTGAGAGTTACAGCAAACAACAAGTAGTACGATTTTTATGGAGAAAATTATGTGGACTAAACCAACATATACAGAAATGAGATTTGGATTTGAAGTAACAATGTACATAATGAACAAGTAATACTCAGAGGGGACTAAATGTCCCCTTTTTTATTTGGATAAATAGTAGTATAAACGAATAGGAAAACTACTATGGCATATGATAAAAACATCAATATTCAAACGTGGGTTGAAAGTAATCCTGTAGCAGGTAATTTAAACTTTCTAGCACCTTCACAGTTTGTATTTACAATGCAAAGTTTGCCTACTGTTGCATTTACATGTCAGACCGCAAACATTCCTAATATTAGTCTGGGTCAGTCAACCCAATTCTCGCGAGTGAAAGATACTCCAGTTCCTGGTGACACCTTACAATTTGGCGACTTATTAATTACTTTTCTTGTTGATGAAGATATGGTAAACTATAAAGCATTAGCAGACTGGATGATTGCAGTCTCAGGAGACATTGATACAAGACAGTATGAAACATACGTCAACTCGCAAGCGGCGCATCCTACGGCAAGCAGTCAAACTCTTAAACCTATTGCACCTACGATGAGTGATGCTACAATGTCAATTACTGACAGTAACAACAATGCTAACGTAGAGATACGTTTCAAAGATTTATTTCCTACTTCACTAGAAGCACTACAATTTGATATTACAGATACTTCAATGCCTTATATTACCGCGAGTTGTAGTTTTGCCTTCTCGTTTTATGAAATTGTGAAATTATAACTTGACAAACACATAACTTTATGTTATGATGTTATTTAATTATGAGGTGAATGTATGGTAGAACTAGATAAATTACAACAAATGTGGGCGGCAGATGCTGGATTCGATGACACCGAACTTAGCAAAGAAGCATTGAACGTACCAAATCTACATGCTAAGTATGTTGCAATTCTAAGCACAGTCAAACTTAATCTCCGAAAAGAACAAAGCGATTACGCAAAACTTAGACGCTTTAAATGGCGTTACTATCGCGGAGAACTGTCGGAGAAAGAATTAAAAGAACTTGGTTGGGAACAGTACTTAGGCGCAAAACCACTAAAGAATGAAATGGAAGAACAACTAGAGGGTGACTTTGATTTAATCAAAAAGAAAGATAAAGTTGTATATTATGAAACTGTTGTAAACTTCTTAGAATATGTTGTTCGTAGCATCAACTCGCGTGGATGGGATATCAAGAATGCAATCGAATGGCACAAGTTTACTAATGGAGTAATGTAATGAAAGTATACCGCTGTTCTATTTGTGGAGAACTATACTTTGAAGAAAAAGAAGGACCTCTAACACCAGACTATCTTTGTCCTGTGTGTGGTGCGTCATATATGAGTTTTGTGGATATAACGGATGAATATAATTCTAACTAAAGTGAACGAAGTCTTTATGACTGTAGAATGTGAAGATGCTGGTGTTCTTATGGAACTATCAGAATTCTTTACGTTTAAAGTTCCTGGTGCGGAATTTATGCCTACATTTAGAAATAAGATGTGGGATGGTAAAATTAGATTGTTTAATATGTGGACTAAACAACTATACATTGGATTAGTTTCGCACTTAGAAACATTCTGTGAAAGTAGACAATACAAAATTATAGGTAAAGATAGCGTTCTCAAAACGAGTGATATATCTACAGAAGATGTAGTTAAAGCATTACTAGATTTGAACTTACCTTTCAATCCAAGAAACTATCAAGTAGACGCAATTCGCGATGGCATCAATAAAAAGAGAGTTACGATGCTTTCACCTACAGCATCAGGTAAGTCACTTATCATTTATGGACTGTGTAGATTGGCAACAACAGGACGTATTCTTATTGTAGTTCCTACAACATCTCTAGTTGAACAGATGTATAAAGACTTCAAAGACTATGGTTATGATAGCGATGCAAACTGTCACAAAATCTATTCAGGACACGATAAAAATACAGATAAGCAAATAGTTATAACTACTTGGCAGTCTGTCTATAAACTCCCTAAATCGTGGTTTAAAGACTACACAATGGTCATAGGAGACGAAGCGCATCTCTTTAAAGCAACATCATTAAAGACGCTCCTAGAGAAGTGTGAGAACGCTTATCTGCGCTTTGGTACGACAGGCACACTAGACGGGTCTAAAACACATGCATTAATGCTAGAGGGTCTATTCGGTCCGGTGCAACGCTTTACTACATCGAAAGAATTGATGAAAGAAGGTAGTCTTGCTAAGTTAGACATTAGTTGTATTATGTTGAACTATCCTGATGAAATTAGACAATCTGTGAAGAAATATACATATCAAGAAGAGATGGACTTTATATGTTCACACGATCCTAGAAATAAGTTTATTCGTAATCTCGCTGTAGACCAAACAGGAAATACTCTATTACTATTTCAGTATGTAGATAAACATGGTCGATTACTGTATGATATGATTAAAGAAAAGGTTGGAAATAAACGCCAAGTATTTTTTGTTTATGGAGGTGTGAGTGCAGAGACTAGAGAAGAAATTAGAGCAATTACTGAGAAAGAAAATGACGCAATCATTGTTGCATCTTATGGCACTTTCAGTACTGGTGTTAATATTAGGAATCTTCATAACATCATATTTGCTTCACCAAGTAAATCAAAAATTAGAAATCTTCAGTCTATTGGGCGTGGGTTGAGATTGGGTGACAACAAGTCATCGGCACAGTTATACGATATTGCGGATGATTTAAGTTGGAAGAACAGACGAAATTATACACTAGAACATGCAGTAGAACGTATCAAGCAATACAACGAAGAAAAATTTAAATACAAAACCGCGAAAGTGAGCATATGAGTTTACCGATAAAATTAGTAAAGTTAAAAAATGGTGATAATCTTGTAGCAAAACTGGATGTGAAAGAAGATGTTGAATACGCAACATTAGTTGATCCTCTTTTAATTCACAGATGGATGTCTTCTGATGATGGACGAGGCGCATACGAGAACGCAACTTTTGCTCCTTGGGAATCATTTTCGAAAGATGATGTGTTTCATATTTCAAAGAAAGACATTCTTACCTTGACAAACCCTAGAGAAGATGTTATAATACACTACAATCGAACTATACAAAAGTTAAAGGTTACTCCACATGAGAGACTAGATGAGGATAGTGAAGATGAATTAGATGAAGTGATGAAATTAAAAAAGTTGGGTGAAATCGCTAGAGACTTGAATAAGAAGTTAGGACTAGATGAACCCGAATCCATAGACGAAGAGATTGAAGATTACTATTATAATCATCAAAAATCAACAAAACATTAATAATTGGAGATATTATGCCAGGCGCAAGAATTAAGAAAAAACCAGAACATTATGTTAATAACAAAGAGTTCTTAGAAGCACTAATACAATATAAATTAGACATTGATAAAGCAGAAGCAGAAGGTAAAGAAAAACCTGCAGTAACACGATACATAGGAGAGTGCTTTTTAAAGATTGCACAACATCTATCTTACCGTCCTAATTTTATTAATTATACATATAAGCACGATATGATTTCCGATGGAATTGAAAACTGCTTGATGTATCTACACAACTTCAATCCAGAAAAATCTAAGAATCCGTTTGCTTATTTTACACAAATTATCTACTATGCGTTCTTGCGTAGAATTCAAAAAGAAAAGAGACAGACGGAACTGAAGCAAAGACTGGTGCAGAACATGATGGTCGATGAAACTATGTTCACGCAAGATGGAGATGATAGTGCCTATTCAAATCAATACTTAGATTTCTTGCAAGATAACTATGTGCGTAAAGATAGTAATGAGCGTGAACTTGAGTTTGCAGACGAAGAGAAGACAACAAAAAAAGAGCGCAAAGGCGCATTAGATGAGTTTATGGAGGAGTAATGCAAGATAATCGTAAAACTATCTGTGTATTGGGTGCCGGCAACGCAGGTCTATTCGCGGCATTATATTTAAAAAAGACTTTAACTAATCTAAATGTATATGTTGTTGGTTCATCTGAACTCGGTATTGTCGGTGTGGGTGAAAGTAGTACAGAGCATTTTTATCATTTTATGAAGTTAATGAATGCATCACATAAAGATATAGTTCAACAGTGTGGTGCTACATTTAAATATGGTGTACACTTCAAAGATTGGGTTCAAAATAATTCATCATATGTACACTCACTAGTTACTGATACTAATGATGATGGCGTTGACTTTGATTCCGCCGCCGCGATGGCAATGGATTGTGATCCTCTCGACTTACTTCCACCAAATTATTTAGAACAACGAGTGAATGAGAATGATGATTATCCAAATCAGTTTCATTTTGATACACAGAAGTTAAATGCTTGGTTAACAAAGATTTGCACTGAGAGTGGTATTATGATACATGATGATATCATCACAGAAGTAAATCATGTAGATGGACATGTCGAAGATATTCAGAGTGAAAGTAATATCTATAAAGCAGACTTATACATTGATGCAAGTGGATTTAAGCGAATTATTGCTAAAGAAATTGATGCATTTGAGTACATATCAAAGCAGAAGGATTTGTTTGTAGATAGTGCATTTGCATTTCAGTGTGAGCATGAAGGTGATAACTATCCTGTAATGACTACTGCACAGAAGATGTCTGCTGGATGGATGTGGCGTATCCCAACATCAACAAGAATGGGTAATGGTTACGCATACAGTTCTAAGCATATTTCATATGAAGATGCTGTAAAAGAAGTTGAAGAAAAGTTAGGTTTCAAACCTAATGTTGGTCGCACATTTCAGTTTGAAGCAGGATACTACAAGAAGACTTTTAATAAGAATGTAGTTCTGATTGGTCTATCATCTCATTTCTTTGAACCTCTAGAAGCAACTGCTATCGGTGTTGGACTACAACAAGCAAAACTACTATGTAAATATGTAAATTCAACTACAGAAGTATCACAAGAAAGTTACAATGATAAGATACAACAGATGTTCAATCATATGTTCTTATTCATTAGACTACACTACGTTAACTGCGAAGTGACAAGTAAATTCTGGGAAGACGTACATAATTCACTTTTACCAGAAGAATTAAAGAAAATGCTTGACATTATAGAGGATCGTATGCTATTATGTGAAGACTTAGGAGAAGACCAAGGTTGGGGTTGGCGTATTTTTGGTAGTGATAACTTCAATCAGATATTCTATGCATTAGGTCTACTAGGACCTGCAAAGGCAAAAGATTTATTAAACTCTTATGGTAGACGACCTAAAATGCATAAGTTTACTGATGATGCAAACTATAAACATAAAGATTTGATTGATAAATGGAACCGCGAATATGAAGATAGCATTAATAACTGATACACATTTTGGCGCACGAAATGATAGTGATGTATTTAATGATTACTTTTTTAAATTTTATGACGATGTATTTTTTCCTTATCTAGAAAAACATAATATTAAGAATTGTATTCATTTAGGTGATATCACAGATAGACGTAAGTTTATTAACTTTAAAACATTACATAAGTTTAGACATGACTTTGTATGGAAACTAGGACGCATGGGTGTTGATACGCATGTCATCATTGGTAACCATGATACATATTATAAGAACACAAACGAAGTGAATAGTATGCATACATTGTTCACTGGATTTGATGGTGAGAATGAACCTTGGATTCACACAGAAACAACTGAAGTTGAGTTTGATGGATGTAAGATGCTTTTTGTTCCTTGGATTTGTGATGATAATCGTGAGCGAACTATGAACAAGATTGAAACAACTGATGCTCAAGTACTGATGGGACACTTAGAAGTAAAAGGTTTCACTATGTACAAAGGATTCACAAACTTTGAACATGGACTTGATAGAAGTATCTTTAAGAAATTTGACTGTGCATTCAGCGGTCACTTTCATCATAAGTCTACACAAGACAACATCACTTATCTAGGTAATCCTTATCAGATGACCTGGTCGGACTATGGTGATCCTAGAGGGTTTCACATCTTTGACACAGAAACAAGAGAGATTGAATTCGTAGAAAACCCTTATACAATCTTTGCAAAGTTAGAATATAACGATAGAGATAAGTCATATGAGAACTTTGATCCGTCTGATTTTAAAGACAAATATGTAAAGGTGGTAGTAATCAACAAAATTAATGCGAAAGTATTTGACAAAGTAGTTGATTTGTTGTATAATGTAGGGGTTCATGAGTTGAAAATAGTTGAAGACTTTAGTGACTTTGATGCGACATTTGTTGATGATAAGAACTTGAAACTAGATGATACGTTAGATTTGTTGAATACTTACGTTGATGAAGTCGATACAACTGCAGATAAACAACGCATTAAGACTGACATGAAACGTCTTTATGTGGAAGCGAGTAATAACGTAGTATGATTAAATTTGAAAAAGTAAGATGGAGAAATATTCTATCAACAGGTAATGCTTTTACAGAAGTAGACATCTGTAAGTCACCAACTACACTAGTTGTTGGTACTAATGGTTCTGGTAAGTCTACATTCATTGATGCTTTATCTTTTGCGTTGTTCGGTAAACCATTTCGTAAAGTTAAGGTTGGTCAGTTAGTTAACTCCATCAATCTTAAAGATGCGTTAGTTGAAGTTGAATTCAGTATTGGTTCATCGGAGTATAAAATTCGCAGAGGTATGAAACCTACTATCTTTGAAATCTATCAGAATAATGTTTTGGTGAACCAAGATGCGGCGGCGAAAGACTATCAGGAGTTCTTAGAGAAGCAAATTCTCAAATTAAACTATAAGTCATTTACGCAAATTGTCGTTCTTGGTTCATCATCTTTCGTTCCTTTTATGCAACTTCCTGCACCTCATCGTAGAGAGATTATCGAAGACTTACTTGACATTCAAATCTTCACAAGAATGAATGATATCTTACGCGGTGAACTATTGCAAGTTGCACAAGAGTATAAAGATGCAGAAGGAAACCTGTCGGTGGTTCGACAGAAAATCAACCTGCAAGAAGACTACTTGGAGAGAATAGATGAACAACGCAAGAAATCGACAGAAGACATTAAACAACGCATTGTCACGGCGCAGAACACAATTCATGATTACGAAAGAGAAATCCAAGGAAGACTGGACAGGATACGAGACCTACGAGGAACTATTGAAGATGAAAAAAGTAACGATAGACGATACCAAAAGTTTACATCAATCCAAGACCAAATGAAGAGAACCGCAACAAAAGTTGCAAATGATATTACATTCTATAATGATAATGATGAGTGTGGAACATGCAAACAAGACATTCCTCAAGAGTTTAAGAATGATGTAATTCAAAGTCGTAGGGATAAATTAGCAGAACTCGACAAAGCACAAATTCAATTAAAAAGCGAACTTGAGACTGTACGCAGTCGTTTAGCACAAATTACAACAGTTCATGATGAAATTCAAACTCTTCAAGGAGAAGTCAATGACTTAAACTTGCGTATTCAAACAAACAACAGAAGCATTGCTGAATGGAATACTGAGATTGAAACTGCGAATGCTACGTTACCTGAAGCAGATGAGCATGTTCAAAAACTAGCAGAAATGCGTGATGAAGAACGTAAGGTATCTGACACTAAGAACGAACTGAACGACCAGCGGTATTATTCTGAAATCTCAGCAAACCTATTGAAAGATACTGGTATCAAAACAAAGATTATTAATCAGTATCTACCTGTGATTAATCATTATGTTAATCACTTTCTCCAAGCACTTGACTTCTTTGTTCAGTTCAACCTAGATGGTTCATTCAAAGAAACAATCAAGTCACGCCACAGAGATGAGTTTTCTTATGCATCATTTTCAGAAGGTGAAAAGTTGCGTATTGATTTGTCATTACTGTTTACTTGGCGTACTATTGCAAAGATGAAAAACTCAACTAACACAAACTTGCTTATTTTAGATGAAGTATTCGATAGTTCACTAGATGCAAGTGGAACAGAAGAGTTTCTTAAAATCCTAAATACAATGGACAAAGGCATCAATGCATTCGTTATATCTCATAAGGGTGATATCTTACAAGATAAATTTACTAACATTATGAGATTTGAAAAAACAAACAACTACTCTAGGATGATAACATGAGCGAAGAAAAATTGATTAAAGTTAGTGTAGAACCGAACTATAAGAAATCTATTTCTGAAATCCAAACTTGGTATAAAGAAATTGAAGGTGAAAAATATTGGATCACTATGGACCAAGGTTGGCGATGGGGTAAATGGGTAGGTGAAGTTACCGAAGAGCAACTCGCCGAACTTAAAGAAGATAGTGAGAATGGTGTATGTGAACCTGGCATTTATGAAGGTCTAGATATGGATTACCTAGATGATGGTGTGTGGTTACAGTTTGAAGGTTCTAAAAATGTCACAGAAGAAATGCTCTCTGAGTTTGAAGAACTATTTGAAGAAGATGGATATAGCGGTGTAGAAGGAGCAGATTGGGTAGACCATGACTGCGAAATCTTTATTAACACTGGCCTAAATATTATTATCGATGGTGAAGGAGGACGAAAATAATGAGTGAAGTGAGATTTACACAAACAGAATATCATCAGATGACAATCACTAAAGACATGAG